CTTTATATTTTCCCCGGGGGTCATTTTTTGAGAATGTTTTTGCCTTTTTGGGTGGCAGATACAGTGGTACATGAGGATGTAGATTAGTAAAACCAGAGTCGCATGCCTCCTATTGCTGATTATATTTAAAAGAAGTTGTTAAGTTTATTCTCCTTTCTAATTTCTTTGTTTATATTTTCGTGTATCACTGTATGTGCTACTCATACAGGTAGACAAAACTATATTAAAAGTTATCTAATAACTTATGAAAGGAGAATGAAGTATGGCGAAAGTTAGGTCAAATGATAATAAAGACAAGAAAACCAAGCTTAAACCTGCTCTCACACCGGAGGCACGTGAGAACCAGTTGATTTATTTGGCTACTAATTTAGCCGAACAACAACTGCGAGATGGTACAGCATCATCTCAGGTTATTACACATTATTTGAAATTGGGTTCTACTAAGGAACGTATTGAAAAGGAGATATTGGAAAAGCAAAAAGATTTATTAGTTGCTAAGACAGAATCGTTGCAATCTTCAAAAAGAATAGAGGAGCTTTATGCAAATGCTATAAATGCTATGAAGCACTATTCTGGTCATGGAGGCGATGAAGATGAACCAACCGATTATTAGAACATATTCTGAACTTATAACTTTTGAAACTTTTGAAGAACGTTTCCAATATTTGAAACTTGATGGTAGTATAGGAGAAGATACATTTGGATTTGATAGATATTTGAATCAACTATTCTATCGATCTCCAGAATGGAGACAAGTTAGAAATTTTGTTATAACTCGTGACTTGGGTTGTGACCTTGCAATACCAGAACGAGAAATTATAAATCAACAAATTTTAATACATCATATGAATCCACTTACAAAGGATGACATAATTAATAAGACAGACTTCTTATTAAATCCTGAGTATTTAATATGCACTACTAAACGAACACATAACGCTATACATTATAGCGATGATCGAATATTAATTCCAGATGGTCCAGTAGTAAGGACTAAGAATGATCAATGTCCATGGAGACATTAAGAAAGGAGATGAATACTATGTTAGAAAACAGAAAAATTGAAAAGCAACTTAAAGAAGAGGCAAAACGTAATGAGTTTGTTAATCAAGTTGCTCCAAAGAAAATAGAAGAACCTAAAACAGTAGATGAAGAAATTCAAGATATAGCTGTTAGAGGAACCGTTCTTTGTGAATTACTAAATGTAAGAAAAGAGCCTAACATGGATGCAGAAATAGTTACTGTATTACCACAAGATTCTATAGTAACTATAAGTGATACTCATGCAACTGAAGACTTTTATAAAGTATTAGTTGGTGATGTAGAAGGTTACTGCATGAAGAAATTTATGGCTATAGTGGCAGAATAGAGGTGATAATATGGAAAAGAGTATATTAACATCTATTAAAAAATTATTAGGTCTTGCTGAAGACTATACAAATTTTGATACAGATATTATCATTCATATCAATTCTGCAATAATGATTCTTTCTCAATTAGGAGTTGGGCCACAAGATGAAGCGTTTCAAATTACTTCAAAGAAAGATAAGTGGAGTGATCTTATTGATGAAGATGATGATTTAGAAGCAGTTAAAACTTACATTTATTTAAAAGTAAAGATGGTGTTTGACCCACCACAACATGGACCAACAGAAAATGCTTTAAAAGAAAGTATTCAAGAGTATGAATGGCGTCTATGTCATCAAGCTGAAATGAATGAGAAAGGAGTATAGTTATGTGGACTTATCAAAAAACTGATGAGCTTTACCACCATGGTATACTTGGTATGAAATGGGGTATAAGGCGTTATCAAAATAAGGATGGCTCTTTAACTTCTCTAGGTCGTAGGCATCAAAAAGAAAAAGGATGGAGTCGTGATGCTAAAGATGCTTCTAGGTTAAAAAGAAAAGGCATGCATCAAATGACTAACCAAGAGTTGAAGAGATATAATGAAAGAAGAAATCTTGAAGAAAACTATAAAAGACTAAATCCATCAAAAGCTAAAGCTATTACAAAAGGTGTATTAGCCACAATTGGTACAGCTGCTACAATAGCTTCTCTAGCTGATATGGGTCCTAAATATCAGAAGATATTTAATTCCGGTAAAGGATTAGTTAATAAAATAGTTAAAAGAGGTTAATTGAAAGGAGAATAATTATGGCATTATCGAACACAGCGACGCCTAGATATTATGGTATGTTTCGTGATGCCGTAATCAGAGGCGAGATTCCAGTATGTGAAACAATTGCTATGGAAATGAATAGAATTGATGACCTTATAAGGAATCCAGGAATCTGGTATGATGATCAAGCCGTAGAAGGTTTTATAAAATATTGTGAAGGTGAACTTACACTTACTGATGGTGAGGATTTAAGATTACTTGATACATTTAAATTATGGGCAGAACAAGTATTTGGATGGTACTACTTTGTAGAACGTTCAGTATATGTTCCTGGTGAAGATCATCATGGAGGGCACTACGAAAACCGTAGAATTAAAAAGCGACTAACTAATAAACAATATTTAATAATAGCCAGAGGTGCAGCTAAATCTCAATATGAATCCTATATACAATCTTATTTCTTAAATGTTGATACTTCTACCACTCATGGAGTACATACTGCTCCAACAATGAAACAAGCTGAGGAAGCTTTATCACCTATGCGTACTGCTATAGCAAGAGCTCGTGGACCATTATTTCAATTTTTAACTGAAGGTAGTATTAATAATACTACTGGATCTAAAGCTAATAGAGTAAAGTTAGCTTCTACTAAAAAGGGTATTGAGAATTTTTTAACAGGGTCTATTGTTGAAATAAGACCGATGAGTATAGACAAATTGCAAGGTCTTAATAGTAGAATTAATACTGTCGATGAATGGTTATCAGGAGATGTTAGGGAAGATGTTATAGGTGCCTTGGAACAAGGTGCTTCTAAGAATGATGATTATCTGATCATTGCTGTTAGTTCTGAAGGAACTGTACGTAATGGTCCTGGGGATACGGTAAAGATGGAGTTAATGGATATTCTTAAAGGTGAATATGTTAACCCACACGTATCCATATGGTGGTATAAGTTAGATAATTTAGATGAAGTAGGAAAACCAGAAATGTGGGCTAAAGCTAATCCTAATCTTGGTAAAACAGTTTCTTATGAAACATATCAATTAGATGTAGAGAGAGCTGAAAAAGCACCATCTACTCGTAATGATATTTTAGCTAAACGTTTTGGAATACCAATGGAAGGTTATACATACTTCTTTACGTATGAAGAAACTTTACCTCATAAGAAACGTGATTTTTGGCAAATGCCTTGTGCATTAGGAGCCGATTTATCACAAGGTGATGACTTCTGTGCATTTACATTCTTATTTCCACTTGCACGTGGATCATTTGGTGTTAAAGCTCGTAACTATATATCAGAACATACATTAATGCAATTACAACCAGCTATGAGAGTTAAGTATGAAGAATTTATACAAGAAGGTTCTTTAATGGTTATGGATGGAACTGTATTAGATATGGAACAAGTATATGATGACCTTGATGCTCTTATAGAGGAAAGAGGTTATGATGTTAGATGTTTTGGTTATGACCCATATAATGCTAAAGATTTTGTAGCAAGATGGGAAACAGAAAATGGACCATATGGTATTGAAAAAGTTATTCAAGGAGCAAAAACAGAATCTGTTCCCTTAGGTGAGTTAAAAAAACTTGCTGAAGATAGGCTGTTATTGTTTGATGAAAAAATTATGGAATATTGTATGGGTAATGCTATTACATTAGAAGATACTAATGGTAATAGAAAATTATTTAAAAAAAGATATGACCAAAAGATTGATTCGGTTGCAGCTATGATGGATGCCTATGTTGCATGGAAGCTTAACCGTGAAGCTTTTGAGTAGAAAGGAGTTTATCATGTGGCAATATCAAAAAACTGATGAACTTTATCACCATGGTGTACTTGGTATGAAATGGGGCATTAGAAAGCAAGCTATTAAAAATGTTAATAGATCAAACAAATTATCAAGAAAATTAAATAAACGTGGTATTGGTGGAGAAAATGGTTATACTCCAGAATTTGCAAAAAGAAGAAACGCTAAGATGATGACTAAAGGTTTACGAGAGGGCAAATTAAAAAGGATACCAAATGGATATAAAAAAGTTGGAGATAAAATAGTGACTGATAAACAAGCGAACAATAATGCTAAAAAGAAATTAACAAAAGGTCAAAAAATTGCCATTGGTACTGCTGCTGTAGCAGCTGCTTTAGCTGCTGGTTATGGTGGTTATAAATTATCTAAAATTCATAAAGAAAAAGTTAAAAATGGTAAAGAATGGTTAAAAGGATTCGAAAATTTATCAGCAGAAAGTAGACAAAATAATATGCATAATAAAGTTCAACTAGACTATTTAAGTGCATTACGAAATTCTAATAATCCTAAAGATCAACTTAGAACATGGGAAGTTAGTGAGGGTATTCGAGATAGACGTAATAAAAATCATATTAATCAAAAAGTTATGAGCGATTCATTAAAATTAGCGAAAGGAAAAGTTACTCGTAAACAATATAAACAAGGTGAAAAAATATTAGCAGAAATGTTTGATCATGATATAGCCTCTGAATTAATGGAAGATCTTAGAAAAAAATTTTAATAGGAAAGGAGTATAGTTATGTGGACTTATCAAAAAACTGATGAGCTTTACCACCATGGTATACTTGGTATGAAATGGCGGAGTTAGACGTTATCAAAAGAAAAATGAAATATTACGTTCTAAAGTTCGTGGAAAATTAGATACCGATACCATCAGATATAACGGTAATACAAAACGAGCAGTAAAAACCAGAACAGCTAAAAATATTGCTGGTACAGCAGTAAAAGCTGGTATATTAGGAAAAATTGGTTATGATTTTATTTCTACTGGTAGAGCTTTTAAAAAAGATGGAAATCTTATAAAAGTAACTGGTATATCCGATCCTAAATTGGAATCTAAAGTTAAAAAAGCTATAATAGGATCAACTCTCGCTATTGGAACTTTAGCTACAGCCAAAGCTATAAAATCAGCAGCTAAAGGTGTTCGTAAGCAACAATATATTAATGAATATTCTCATGAAAATAATAAAAGAAAAAAGAAATAGGAAAGGAGGATGCTAAATGGAATTAACATTTGGGGCAAGAGTAAAAAGTGCCTGGAATGCGTTTCGAAATCAAAATCCTTATCCTGATTATGGTGATTATGGAAGTTACGGAGGGTCTTATATAAGGCCTGATAGAGTTGTATTAAATATACGACATGAACGTTCTATAATTGCTGCAATAATGAATAAGATGGCGTTAGATGTCGCTAATATAGATATAAGACATTGTAAATTAGATGAAGATGATCGTTTTGTAGATTATGTTCATTCTAAATTAGATAATTGTCTAACTATAGAAGCCAACATCGACCAAACTGGACGAGCATTTTTACAAGATGCTGTTATGTCTATGTTTGATGAGGGACATGTAGCTATAGTACCTACTGATACTATAGGTGACCCATTGGATTCAAAATCTTATGAAATTTGCACAATGAGAACTGGGAGAGTTACTGCATGGTATCCTTCTAGTGTTAGGGTAGAATTATACAACGAACGCAAAGGTATTAGAGAGGAAATAACCCTTCCTAAATACATGGTTGCTATTGTAGAAAATCCGCTTTATGCAGTTATGAATGAACCCAATTCTACATTGCAACGTTTAATTCGAAAGTTAAATTTATTGGATGCTATTGATGAACAATCGGGATCTGGTAAACTTGACTTAATTATTCAATTGCCTTACATCGTCAAATCTCCAGCAAGGAAAGCCCAAGCGGAGCAGAGACGTAAGGATATAGAGAACCAATTAAAAGGTTCAAAATATGGTATAGCCTATACCGATGGTACCGAAAAGATTACCCAACTTAATCGACCTGTTGAAAATAACCTACTAAAACAAGTTGAGTATTTAACGAGTATGCTATATAGCCAGTTAGGTATTACTGAAGGCGTTTTAGATGGCACAGCAGAAGAAGGAGTAATGAGTAATTATTATTCACGTACCATAGAACCAATTGCTTCAGCTATTGTTGATGAAATGATCAGAAAATTCTTGACAAAGACGGCTAGAAGTCAACGACAAACTATCACTTTCTTTAGAGACCCATTTAAACTTATTCCTGTAGAGAAAATTGCTGAAATAGCAGATAAATTTACAAGAAATGAGATAATGACATCTAATGAAATGAGAGCTGTTGTTGGAAGAAAACCTTCTGATGATCCAAGAGCTGATATGTTAATTAACAGTAACTTAAATCATGGTTCTGACATTCCTCGTCCAGGTGGTATGCCAGGAGAACCAGGAGCAAGTGTTCCGGTCGAAGGTCAATCAAGTGGTATGCAAGACATACTAAAAACTAAAATTAAAGATTTATAAGTGAAAGGAGGAAACCAGTTTGAAGACTGATTATGATTTCAGTGGATGGGCTACCAGAAATAACATTCAATGTTCAGATGGTAGAACTATTCTAAAAGACGCATTTAAACAGAATGATGGACAAAAAGTTCCATTAGTATGGAATCATCAACACGACGATGTTAATGAAGTCCTAGGTCATGCATTATTGGAAAATAGAGCAGAAGGTGTTTATGCATATTGCAAGTTCAACAACACAGAATCTGGACAAACAGCAAAAGCTCTTGTTGCTAATGGTGATGTTGACAAATTGTCTATATATGCTAACAAATTAAAAACTCATATGAACAATGTTATGCATGGTTGCATAAGAGAAGTTAGTTTAGTCTTAGCAGGTGCTAATCCTGGCGCATATATAGATTCAGTCGTAGTTCACGGCGAAGGTGCTGATGTCGAAGAAGAAGGTGTAATCTACACAGATGAGCCTTTAGTACTTTCTCACTCTGACGGAGGAGCCGAAGGTGGAGACACTGGGGCTGAAGGTGGAAATGAAGATGGTGCAGAAAATAATACTGACACAAATCAAAATGGAAACCAAAATTCAGATTCTGAGGACAAAGAGCCTGAGAATAATGAAAAAGAAAGTGAAGAGGAGGAAAAAGACATGGACAAAGAAAAAGAAAAGAATGAAGACCAAACAGTTGAAGAAGTATTCAACGGTATGTCTGATGTACAAAAAGAAGCTGTTTATGCTATCGTTGGGCAAGCTGTTGCTGAAGCTACAGGCGAAGGTGACGAAGATAACAACGAAGAAAATGAAGATGGAGGTAATGATATGAAACATAATGTATTTGACAAAGATACTGAAAATAATGATGAGGTTTTACAACACTCAGAAGTTATAGCTGATGCTATAAAAGATGCTAAAAAGTATGGATCAATGAAAGAATCTTTCATTCAACATGCTGCTATAAACAATATTACAAATATTGACAAATTATTCCCAGAAGCAACTGAGCTTTATAAAGAGCCAAGAATGATCGAAGAAGATAGATCTTGGGTTGCTAAAGTTATGAATGGAGTTAAACATACACCATTCTCAAGAGTTAAAACTACTTTTGGTAGAATGACAGAACCACAAGCAAGAGCTAAAGGTTACATCAAAGGTAATAGAAAAACAGATATCCAAATGTCTGTATTAAACCGTGTTACTACACCAACAACTGTATATATTAAGAATGAAATCGATAGAGATGATGTTATTGATATAACAGACTTCGATGTTGTTGCATGGCAAAAGAGAGAAATGAGAAAGAACCTAGATAGAGAATTAGCATTAGCTATACTATTAGGTGATGGTAGAAATGTTTCTGATCAAGACAAAATCAATGAACAAAATATTAGACCAATCGTTTCTGATGATGATTTATTTACAATTAAATATACTATAACAGAAAATAGAGATTACAAACAAGATGGTAACTCTTATTCTGCAAATGATAGCTTTACAAAAGGTATCATAAGAGCAGCTATCAGAGCAAGAAAACAATACAAAGGATCTGGTAGACCAACTTTCTTCACAACTGAAGATTATGTAACAGATATGTTATTAATTGAAGACCAAAATGGTAGAAGAATCTATGAATCAATTCAAACATTAGCAACAGCTTTAAGAGTTGATGAAATAGTAACTATACCAGAAATGGAAGCAGAAGCTTACAAAGATATAGTTGGTATAATCGTAAATTTAGCTGACTACACAGCAGGTGCTGATAAAGGTGGATCAGTTAATATGTTCGATGACTTCGATATTGATTACAACCAAATGAAATACTTAATGGAAACAAGAATGTCAGGTGCATTAGTTGTTCCTTATTCAGCAATCGTATTAAAGAAAGCTAGTAATGCTCCAGCAAGTAATGAACAACCAGCTGGGTAATCTAATATAAAGGAGAAACATCAAAATGGCAAAATTTTATGGAAATGTAGGCTACATTAAGAATACGGAAATTGAACCCGGTGTATGGGCCGATCAAGCAACTGAACGTCCGTACTATGGGGATGTGACTAGAAATACTAGCCGTTTCCAACAAACGGATGGTGTTAATGATGATATTAATGTTAATAATGTCATTAGCATTGTAGCTGATCCATATGCCAATGAAAATTTCCAATATATGAGATATGTAGAATGGATGGGTGCTAAATGGAAGATAACAAATACTGAAATTAGGTACCCTCGAATTATTTTATCGTTGGGAGGTTTGTACAATGGGAACTCGACTAGAACTCCAAACCAAACTGGAGGAACTGCTGGGAACTCGTAATGTATATTACCAACCAGCAGAAAATCTGCAAATGAGTTATCCTGCTATTAGGTATCAGAAAGCAGATGATGTTACCTTTCATGGTGACAATATTAAATACATGAATCGAAATTGTTATGATATAACAGTTATCGATGAATTACCAGATAACGAAGTGATTAATAAAATATTAGAGTTGCCTTATTCTGCCTTTGATAGACATTATAAGGCTAATAATTTTAATCATGATGTTATTAGATTATATTTTTAAAAGGAGGAACATATTATGCCAGGAAAAATCGAACCACAATTAAAATGGGATCAAACAGGCGAAAGAGTCTATGAGACAGGTGTTAGTAAGGGTGTTTTATACCCACAAGTAAATGGAGCTTATCCTAAAGGTGTTGCATGGAATGGTTTAACAAACGTTAATGAATCACCATCAGGAGCAGAAGCTACTCCATTATATGCTGATAACATTAAATATTTAAACTTATTATCAGCTGAAGATTTTGGAGCTACAGTTGAAGCATACACATATCCAGATGAATTTGGTGAGTGTAATGGTGAAGCTGCTTTAGCTGCAGGTGTTGCTGTTGGACAGCAAACAAGAAAAGCATTTGGTATGTCATATCAAACAAAAGTTGGTAATGATACAAATCCAGATGCTGGTTATAAATTACATTTAGTTTATGGTGCATTAGCTAAACCATCAGAGAAATCTTATGGAACAGTTAACGATAGTCCAGAAGCTATAACATTCTCTTGGGAATTAACAACTACACCAGTTGAAGTACCAGGAATGAAACCAACTGCTATAATTACTATAGATTCTACTAAAGTTGATGCTGATAAATTAGCTGCTTTAGAAGAAATACTATATGGTAAAGCTGCTACAACAGGTGACAATCCACAACCAGCTGTAGATGCTAGATTACCACTTCCAACTGAATTAGCAACTATATTTGGTGAAAATGGAGCACAAGGGTAATTTAAATTAATTATATAAAGGGGTTGTTTAGTGCAATCCCTTTTTGTTTTATTGAAAGGAGAATAAATTATGTTAAGTAAAAATATTAAATATACTGATTATAACGGAGTTGAAAGAGAGGAGACATTCCTATTTAACCTATCTAAGGCTGAACTTATGGAAATGGAAATGGGAACTACAGGGGGCTTAGCTGAAATGATTAAGAAAATTATATCTACACAAGACACACCAACTATAATGGATATTTTTAAGAAAATTATTCTTAAAGCTTATGGTGAGAAAAGTGCAGATGGAAAGAGATTCATTAAAACTGGTCCAAATGGTAGACCATTAAGTGAAGCATTTGCTGAAACAGAAGCATACTCTGAATTATATATGGAGTTATCTACTAATGCTGAAGCAGCTGCTAAATTTGTTAATGGTATAATGCCAAAAGAAGTAGCAGATAAAGCTGCAGCATTAACTCCGGAAGAAAAATCTAAAATTCTTCCAGCTAATTTTGCTGAACAACCAACAAATAATTAATGGAGGATAATAATGCTACAAATAACTATACCAGGAACGGAGATGTTTAATGAAGAAACTAATGAATTCTTTACTACTAAAGATACAACTTTACAGTTAGAACACTCATTAGTATCTCTATCTAAATGGGAGGCTAAATGGAATACTCCTTTTCTAGGTAAAGAGAAGAAGACCATTGAACAAACTATAGATTACATAAAATGTATGACAATTACACAGAATGTTAATCCTATTGTATATTTAAATCTTACTGATGCAAATATTACAGCGATTAATGATTATATAGATGAACCTATGACTGCCACTACATTTAGTAATTTAAATACTCCTCCTAGTAGAGAGATAGTCACATCTGAATTAATTTATTATTGGATGATAGCATTAAATATCCCTATGGAATGTCAGAAATGGCATTTAAATAGATTGTTAACATTAATTAGAGTATGTAATGTTAAAAATACTCCTCCTAAGAAAATGAGTAGGCAGGAGATAATGAATCGTAATGCAGCCCTTAATGCGGCTCGAAGAAAGAAATTAAATTCAAAGGGCTAGAAAGGAATTAGAATCATGATTAGTTTTAGACAAAATGGCGACTTCTCTAAATTAAATTCATATTTAGAGAGAATTAAACAAGCTGTTAAACTCAGTGATCTAGATAGATTTGGTAGAGAAGGTGTTAATGCCCTTAGGTCTGCAACTCCTGTAGATTCTGGTTTAACTGCTAGTTCTTGGGAATATAATATAGAAAGAAATAACTCAGGAGCAGTTATTCAATTCTATAATACTAATGTAAATCAAGGTGTTAATATTGCAATTATACTACAATATGGACACTCAACTAAAAATGGAGGTTGGGTTGAAGGTAGGGATTATATTAACCCTGCTATTCAACCAGTCTTCGATAAACTTGCTGAAGAAGCGTGGAAGGAGGTTACTAGAGTATGAGTAAAACTATTGACGAGAAAGTCGTAGAGATGCGTTTTGATAATAGCCACTTTGAAAAGAATGTCCAAACATCATTATCTACACTCGATAAATTAAAACAATCTCTTAATTTGTCTGGTGCTTCCAAAGGTTTAGAAGATATAAGTAATACAGCAAATAAAATGAATTTTGGTGGAATGAGTAGTGGTATAGAAACAGTTAAAGCTAAATTCTCTGCTTTAGAAGTAATGGCTGTAACTGCTTTAGCTAATATTACTAATTCGCTTGTTAATGTCGGTAAAAATATTGTTAAAACTTTTACGCTTGACCCATTAAAAACAGGTTGGCAAGAGTATGAACAAAAAGCTGGTGCTATTCAAACAATTATGGCTGGTACTGGTGAAGATTTAAGTACAGTTAAAAGATATTTGGAAGAATTAAATAAATATGCTGATGATACCATTTATTCAT